GGGAATGGATCTACTCCTGTTAAGTTACTACCATCTCCTTCAAAACTTCCTGAGAATGAACCACTAAATAATCCGTTTCCACTTTGGGCAAAGGAGGCTGTGTCTGCGTAGCTTGAAGAAACTTCCTTAATTATTTCGTGTGATGCCGAAACAGCGTAGGATGCAGTTAAGGCATAACTTGAACTGATCGCATTTAAAACGTAGGATGCTGTTTGAGATGTTTCTACATAGGAAGCTGTTAAAGCGTATGATGAAGATACTACATTTATTAATTGTGAACCATCACCTACAAAATACGATGCTGAGATAAACCCACTTGCACTTATGTTTCCTGATGCTGTTATATTGGTATTGACAAATAATCCTCCATTTGGTGAAATTGAAGCAGTTGAACTACCACTTGCAATTTGAGATAAATTTAAACCAATTATTCCTGTTGCAGGAATGTCTGTTAATCCCGAGCCGTTTCCTTCAAAGCTTCCACTAAAGCTTCCGCTAAAAATACCATTTCCAGATTGTGCAAATGAAGCAGTTTCGGCATAGGATGAAGATAATTCATGTATAATTTCATGTGAAGCCGAGACTGCGTAGGATGCTGTTAAAGCGTAACTTGAACTTACGGCATTAAAAGCATAAGATGAAGTTGTAGAGTAACTTGAACTTACAGCATTTAAAACGTATGAAGCTGTTTGAGCTGTTTCTACATATGAGGCCGTTAAAGCGTAAGAGGAGGATATGGATGATGTTGGATGGGATATTCCTGTTAATTGAGAACCATCCCCAATAAATGAACCTGTAAATGAACCAGTTGCTTTAAATAGTCCTGAGCCACTATTATTTAGTAAAGCAATAGTTCCTGTAGCATCGGGCAAGTAATAAGCATTATTTGCTACTGATACGGGTGGAATTATTTGACCACTTTGATTCGCACCATATCCACCTTGTGTAAATACTATTCTTTCTTCTACATAAAGTTTACTAGTAAAAAATGCTTCTTGGTCAAATAAAGCCGTAACATATCCTTCATCAGTGTTTGTTATTTCAAGATAACCCGTTGCTGAGTTTTTTTCAAATTGCCATGTTGCATTAGCCGAACCAAATTCTATATAGGTATTGTCTTCAACTACAATAGCACCCGTCAGTGTGCCTCCCGATAAAGGAAGATAGCCCGATAAGTCACTTGTTAAGGCAATAGTTCCCGAAGCAGTAGGGAGAGAGTAAGTATATGCTAAACCATTTGTGGGGAATTGGATTTTCATTAAACCACCACCATCTGGGGTAACTTCAATATCTCCGTTATTTCTAATAATAATTTGATCACCACCACCGCTTACTAATTCCAATGCGCCTCCTGTATAAGTAGCGGTGTCGCTACCATCAGTTAATGTAACACCCTTACTACCTTCAAGTATAAGGAAATTTCCATCGGTTGATATTAGATTTTGGGATGGGAAAATTCTAACATAATCTCCTCCTGATTGTTTAATGGAAAAGAATCCTCCAGGTAAATCTGCAATAAAACTTTCACCATCATAAGTAATAACTGAATCGCCAATACCGTTTGCACTCGTGAATATTGGAATAGTGTCTGTAGTTCCACTTACTACGGGTAAACCTATAATTCCTGAGGCAGGAATGGATGTTAATCCACTACCATTACCTTCATAACTACCACTAAAGCTTCCGCTAAAAATACCATTTCCAGATTGTGCAAATGAAGCAGTATCAGCATGACTTGAAGATACTTCTTTTGTGATTTCATGAGATGCAGAAACAGCGTATGAAGCTGATGTAGCAAAATCAGCAAATGAGGCTGTTTCAGCATATGATGAGGAAACAGCATTAACACCCCCAATATTCCCAAAGGCACTTACTGATAATTGATCTGCAAATCTAACGTTACTAGCCATTTAATTCTTTTTTTATTATAAATATTAACCTGTAGATACTGTTGGCACTCCTCCATCATTCCATAATACTCCTACTACACCAGGATCAGATGTAGGTAAATCATTTAATGATATTAAAGAAGGACTAGTAGGACTAGCAGGAAATGAAGCAGGTGGTGATGATAAAGTTACACTTCCTCCCCCTTGAGTATTTCTACTTCTACCATCATTAGTTGTTTCAGGGTTAGCTTCATATCTATTAGGATCTGAAGTAGTTTCTACTTGAAATATTATTTTTGATTTATCATTGTATTTCTTTATAGCTGTGGTATCTTTTTGAATTATATCAGGAATTATATACCCATGCATTTTTATATCAAAGTTACTTCTAACACTCCTGTCTTGGCTTTGAGCTAATTCAGTAACTGTTGTAAAACTATCTATATTGGCTTTAAATTTGAATCTTTCAGGATTACCCCAATATGAACCCGCAGCATAATTTATTGCTTCAATTATCTTATTTAATTGCTCTACATAATAAGTCTGAATAATACAACTATAAGTTAAAGTAACATAATCAGGAACTACATTTGCTATAAATTGTTTTGTAGGTATACTGTTGTTTAGTAAGTTAAAATTACTGTAGAAGTTTTTAGTATTATAAGGTTTTTGCCAAGATGTATATAAATTAGGAGAATTAGCATCTAACTTTGTAGTTAAATTTAAATTCTTTTCTAATGAATTTCTTTTAAACATTATAATAGGATTCATTATTGCTCCCTTTTTATCTCTAAGAAATCCTTTCTTTTGAACAGATACCCACCTTTCAGGGGAACCATAAATTACTGGAACTGCTATTCTTTCACCATTTTGAATTACATAAGGTTTAATAACATTATCAAAATAATACATTATTGACTCATCAATGTCTTTTATTCCTACTGTGAAGGGTTTTGTAGTATCTCCTTTAAAGGACATTTTAGTTGACCTATTAAAGTCTATATTAGCTTGGTTAGCAGGTGAATTTTGAGCCCCATCCGCTGCATCATTAGGATTTCCCCTTTTAGCATCATAAGGAGTTTGTAAGTCCTTAGAAATTTCCTTTTGTGATTTAGGTATGGGTTTTCTGTAGTTCTTAGCCATTTATTCTTCCTTTTTCTATTTGTACTTTGTCAACAGGAGTATAGTGGGTTTTACAAATTATTGATAAATCACTACCAAAATCACCTAATCCTGGGTTGATAGGATTAGTAGCATAATCATAATCAGGATCTTTACCCATAAAATATTGGTTTCCTACTACATCATCTACTTCATAATATCCTTTATAGTACATAATTATATCTCCTACTTCAGGAACTAAATCAGCTCCAAAGTAGTTTGCTTGGTCATAATCAACATTGAAATCTTCAGACCTATTTAATAAATCATCTCGTAAGAATTTAAAGTCAATTGTTTGGTTGTATTGTACACCAAATTCATCATCTGGGTATTCTTGATCTGATCTTTCAACTAAACAGCTTAAAATAATGGGGTCATAATAATATTTAGAGCCTGCTGATTCACCATAGATATTAACTTTAGTTTCTGCTAGTTTTAATTTATAATAAACACATTCTTGGGAAATGATATCTCCCATTAACTCCCTGTTAACATGCCTAAATAAACTTATATCTCGCTGACCTCCGTATAATGCGCACATACTATCCTATAAAAATTGTGTAGGGTACTTTATTTAATTCTTTTTCTAAATAATCACCCTCTAATGACCTTCTCTCTAATAATTTATCTCTTGATGTTTCATCAAAATATGCTCTTAATCTTTCAATTAAAGCTGCTCTGTCAGCCGTAGCTGATGATAATAAATCAGATTGGTTTAATGTTACATCTGCATTTGGAATTGGTATTGTAGAGTATTTACCTCTTATATACCCTAACATTTCTTTAGCAATGGCTAAAGTCATTTCAAATATCCATTGCCTTCCAATTGAATTAATTTTGTTGTAATCTGGGTTGGAAAATGGGACTTCTCCTACATTTGTAATTAAGTCAGTTCCATTAGAGTAAGGATTGTTTCTTTCTGATTTTTTAATATATTCGAAAAATAAATGTCCTCCTGATGTTGGTATAGGGAATATTTTTAAGTTGTTGTTTATTAATTCAAATGAATAGTTAGACCTTCTAATTTGGCGGTTTAATTCTATGGCTTGCATTACTTGCAAATCGTAATTTAAAGGCATCATCAAAGCATTAACCGCAAATGTTTGATTTCCCCAACCAAATGCATTCATTAAACCTAACATTCCAGTTCCAGCACCTGAGTAAATCCTTGTTCCTGCGGGGGAAGGCTCGTAAAATATTCGTTTTAGTTCTATTGAGTCGTTTGCTGCTAAATCTGCATTAGCTTCGGCCCAATCATTCATGTTGTATGTTTGTTGAGAGGCAGTTAAGTGGATTGCACCTTTATACCAAGTTACATTTCCCCCTACTCCAGCTTCAACACCATATTGCTCTGATATTCTTACTATTGAAGCAAGATTTGGTGAAACTAATTGACCATTTGGGGTAGTATCACTTGATGCTCCTTCTAATGATAGATAATTTTCTCTAACCTTATAGGCATATAATTCGTTTCCATATATTGTAATGGCTTCTTCAAAAGCAGTATAAAATGATCCTGATTGTAATTCTACATCAGCAATGGGATAACCTAATCTCCTAGCACAAAAATCTGATACTTTATCAGAATCTGTTTGAAAATCTAATTGATTATCATAAAAGCCAAATGGGGTTTGACCAATAGCAAAGGTTGATGTTCCTGTCCAAATAGGTATATTCATAATGTTTTAATTAAGTGGTTGCAATAAAATACTCTACCTTAGCACTACTACCTGAAGGTTCTACTGAAACTGAAGCTATATCATCATATGCAAAAGTGTTTATTGAACTTCCTGTTATTTCACTTGTTGAAAGCATAAATGTGCCTCCTGCTGCTATTGAAAAGTTTAGTAATTCTGTTGATGATGAAACTTTTAAATTTAAAGGCACCGTAGTTGAATAATTAGATATTCTACCATATTTAAAGCTTCCTGAGGTAAAAGTACCTGCTCCAGGTGTATCATCATATTTAAAAATAGTAGTTTCACTTCCGGAAGGAATGGTAACTATTCTATTATCAATGTTTTCAATGTTTTTTATCGTTAAATTGTAATCGGTTCCCCTTTCGGTACCCTCAAGTAGAACACGTTCTCTTATTAACAAAGTGAAATCAGCCATGGTTTTGGTTATAAATACTAGAAAATATAATTAAACACAAAAAAAGACCTGACTAAAAGCCAGGTCTTAATTTAAATTATATTAGATAAGTATCTTATACTGCAGCTAAATTGCTTACAAATACTCTTCCGTAAAATTCTGGTCTGATCATTTTCTTAGCATAACGAGTTAATAGACCTTTTCTTGGTGTGAAAGTGTCTGGATCGTATACTAATGGAGTCATGATCAAAGGAATATAAGGAGCAAATACAGCACCAGTTTCTAAGAACTGATTACCTCTGTATCCCATTAATATAACATTTTCAGTCATATATGGGTTTTTGTAGATATCATATCTGCTATTCATTTGTCCCATTTTCTGGATTCCAAATGCAAATTTACCTTTTGAAGCATCACCATCAGCGTTAGAAGCAAATCCTGGGATTGATTCTATGATAGTAGCAACTGAAGGAGAAATCATAGCAAAATTAGCACCACCTCTAAGGGTCTTTTGGTGAATTTTGTTAGATACTTTTTGCATTTTAGTTCCCAATGTTTGGAACCATTGTCCTTGTGTATTGAAGAAATTCAAATCATCGTATCCTGTTCCAGCAGAATTTAATGATTGGTTATTCTGTGCATTCCAGTATTCATCAGCAGCTGATGCATCTTGGATAAGCATATCAATAATTTCAAGATCAATTTCTAATGAAATATACTCACTCATAATTGAAGTTAACTCAGCCTCAGCATCTAAACTTTGGTAAGCATTCAAATCTTGTGCAAATTCAGGTGTCCATTGTGCTTTTAACTTTCTAGTTTTAGCAACAATTGCTTCTGATTTCATTTTCACATCAATTGTTGGAATTGAAAGTGCAGTATTTGATTGGTTATTTGGGAAACCAGCTCCTGTCTCATCTTCAAAATCACCTCTGTGATTATCTTCAGGTTGTTGGTTGTATAAAACAACACCTTCACCTGCAGCTGTTGGTATATCAGCACTTGCTACTGCACCTGAAAAGATAAAGTAAATATCAGTTCCATCATACTCTGTGTATTCTGGTAGTAATAATGCTAATGATGCGGCATTTGGATTAGTTGATCCTGAAGATAGAGTAAATGCTCTAACTCCTTTTGTATCAGGTCTAGTTAAACTGCTAGCTGGAACCGATACCGAAGTATAGCCACCTGCTGCTACTGAAGCTGATAATTCAGCTTTGTAATCTAATTGTTGCCAAGAAGCTGTAGCTACTGTAGTAGTTACTCCTGAAGCTGAGAATTGGTTAACTGAATATCCAAATCTTCCAGCACCATAAAGACCACCTGAAGCATCTGCTCCGGCACCTGGATCTGTGTTACCATACATTGAAGCAGGGCTTGTATAAGCGTCTCCATCAGGACCAAAGTTAAGCTCTTTGTCTTGACCATATTGGAAATCTAAGAAGAATACTAGGCCTGAAGGTAAGTTCATAGGTTGAACAGAAACAAATTCTTTAGAAGCGATTTGTCCAAATACTTTTCTTACCAA